ATCTCCTCAATCTCTTCATCGGATTGATATAGGACATGCTTACGGACCCACTCATTAGAATAATATTTACCAACGTATGGTGTAATTTGATCTAAAGCAGATAATCTATCTTTTAATGTTGTTGACGACTTTTGCTGCTCAAAATAATTGTCCTGCGTGTAATCAAATTTAATGTGAGTCTCAATCAACTCCCAATCTTCTTTTGTGATTACATTTTTAAGAATCAATTGCTTTTCTAGCGCACCTAAAAATAGGTGGTTGAATCTCATACGAAGACGTTCAATATATTTTGAAAATTTAATTTCGTCTCGAGAAATTTCTTGATCTTGGCCAAATATAAAAGCACCATCTTGTTGCAAACGTGAAGATGGAACGTTCAATGATTCGTATAGTTTCTTTTGGAAATATTCGACATCTTCCAACTTACCTAGGTTTTGACCTGCAGGTAGGGTGGTGATCTCGGTACCACGTGAACCGTCACGACGTGGCAGCCAATAGTCTTCCAACATTGTCATGAACTTACGATCGTCGCGAATTTCACCTGTTGATGAATCATAAACAACTTTGTTTTTATGACGAGTCATCATATCGCGAAGATATTGCTCTGCCTTCATTTTAGGCAAATTACCAACATCGATATAGAAAATACGGCGCTCAGGAGCACGAGAGATGCGATAAACAACTGTAGCATCTTCTAACGCTCTTAATTGATTTAGCGGCTTAATCGCTTTATGTAAATGTCCAAGAACAACGGAGTTCATTGGATCGAGTAAACCAGAAGTAACATGGACAATACTATCAGGAGCAATCTTTAAACCTTGCACAGCTGTTGCTGTACCAACTTCACCAGCTTTGTTTTGAAAGCCTTTTTCGTTGTAGATAAAATACTCTTGTACTGTCTCTGTTTGTGTTACCTGTGACTTACTATCACGCTTACGTTTTACTTCACGGATCTTACGCAGTTTGCGTGGATCAATGTATCGCAATTCTTTAATACCATCGTTTGGTTTTGTGACGTCAATAATTACATGATAATACATTCTTCCATCAACATACCAGCGCTTAAAGATATCATATGCTGACTTATTAAAATCGAGCAAACTAAGAACGTTTTCAAATTCTTTCGTGATCATCTTTTTGATACTTGTAGACAGCTCTGTAGCATCAAGATTAAGCTGAACAATCTTTGTCTTATCTTCAACAACGATTGCTTCGTTTACAATATCATCTGAAGCACGTTCAACCTCAGGATGCATCGACATCTCACGGTACTTGGTTACAAGCTCCGCTTCCGTTCTAGCTGCACCTTGAAGATCAATATAGGTGCCATATGCACCACCAGCTGCGACTACTACTGCACCGTCATCTTTGATTTCGGGTGCAAAAGCTGGTTGTTTAGCTTGCTCTTCTGCCGGATCCACCGCTCGGCGGATTTCAAACCCAAATAAATTGGCCATAATTAAATACTCCGTTGTAAGAAGAGCGACTTATAGTCGCCCATCTTAATTACTCACCACCACCGTTGCCGGTAATGCCGCCTGAAACGGCCCACCAATCGTAATTGAAGGTCACTTGGAATTCTTCAATTGCATCGGTGTCGCCCCAGTTGAGGTCGATGCTCGAAATGCTCGTTGGGAAAATCCCATTGAACTTGTAACTACGGATAGGAACGCCAGTCTTTGAAAACTGTGTTACTTCAGCAGTTGACTTATATAGTAAGGGTGCAGCAGAGCCAAACGAACGCAAGTTTGTCTGATTCGAGTTAATTTTGCTAGACCATTCTTCCATTGCGTTGCGAATCAAAAAGTCTTCATCGTTAATAACTGTTACTGACCAGTCACCGAATGTACGGTCACCAGCCAACTTCACTTTACGACCAAAGTATGGAACTTCGATTGTACCTAGTGAAGACTCAGGAATCTGAGCAGCACGAACGAGGAAAGGAACTTTAATGTCAGCAACACTGTTTGCAGGATTAGTGAAAGTAACCTGGAAAAGAGACCCGCGGGCCCCTCCCAAGGTTAGCTGACTTCTAATCTCATTTACATTAAACGCCATGTTATGTTCTCCTTTATATCTTATTTATTCTTAGAATTTGCCGACTACTTCGGAGAACGCAACACCGGTTCTAACAGCAACAAAGTTCAATTGAATGAAGTTGATGCTCTTAGCTGGCTTAATATAGATGTCACCAATAAATTGGTTGCTATCAATGACGTTCGCTGTGTTGTTTGTAGTATCGCAAACAACCTTAAAGTCATAGATGCCGCGACGTCCTTGAACGTCACGCAAGAACGGCTCAACCAGATTACGGAATTGCGCACGTGTGAAATCATCGTTGAATTCAAACAATGTGAATTTCGTAGCAGTTGCAATTGCTTTTTCAAGCACGATGAACAGACGACGAACGTTGATACGATCGAATGCGCTTGGCTTGGCAAGCAATGTCTTGTCACCATATAGCACTGTACCTTGGCCTGGGAATGTAACCACGGGGTTAACACCAGCCTTATACAATTGATCACGATCAGCTTGACGTGGGTTATATGCTAGCTTAACAATGTTCTTGATCTGACCACGGTTGAAACCAGCTGGAGACCACCATGCATCGCGAACATCGTCTGTGCGCACGCATAGGCCGGCCGTATCACCGTTTAATGGAATCCAACGGTATACGTCGTTATACTTGTCGTATTGATACTTGTAACCAGAATCTAAAACAGCATATGAAGAACTACGCAGACTATTGCGGAATGTAATTACATCTGCTCCTTCGTTGCCAGCGTTGTTAACAATGTCAGCTTTCATTGGAGATACAAACACAACGCAATCTTTACGCTTTTCACCAATGTTATCAATTAGATAATTAGGAATTTGTTCACCGTTTGTGCCGCCACGAGCAGCACCAGTCAATACCAACGACACATCGACATCTTCAGCAGATGCAAACAAGTCATATCCAGCAAGGACAGAACCAACAGAAATGTTGTTTTCATCCAGACCGTCTGTACCACCTTGAAACGTCAATGACAGCGGCGTTGCTGTTGTTGGGTTAACTAAAGCAGAAGCAAGTCCACTAGCTGCACCAGCACGATCTCTTACCCACCACACATACTGTGAACTTGCATTGAGTACAGTTTTGTAATAATTGGATGCGCCGTCTTCTGTCTTAGCATCGGTAGCACGAGACATATGTGAGAACACTTCCAGGATGGTTCCAGGAATACCAGTAAATGCGCCTGTTTGGTCAGCAACAATTACGTGCAGCTCGTCAGTAGCAGATGCGTTACCAAAGTTCTTCTGATATACAGAAACACCTGGAGCAGCATCAACAGCATTCCAATATTCCCATTTACGGGCAATAGAGGACGAACTATAATCTGTTGATAGACCATATGTGTCTGTAGTTGTAATTGTGAATGTAGCGACTGTAGATGTGTTTGTAACAGCAGAAATAGTAGCAACCTTCAGGTATTGAGTACCGATAGAAGAATTACCAACTTGAATGAAGTCACCAACCGTAATACCAGTCTTCAAAGTGCCGGCATATGCTACAGCGTTAGCAATAACACCGTTACCAACAGCAACACTAACAACAACGTTGCTTGAACCAACAGTAATAACAGCGTTAGCAAGTTGAGTATTTGAGCTCAAATTGCCACCACCGTTGTCTAGGTTAGCGGATGAGGAATAAGAATTGGAAGCAGTGCAAAGAGAAATCTTTAACGCGTTACCAAGTGCACCAGGATACTTCGCAATATATGCAATGTCAGCATCACCGGCTTGAATTGATGTAATACGGTTATCGTAATCGTCGCTGCTTTTTACAACATAGGCTGCAACATCAGTGTTGCTGTCTGCCCAGTTACTAACAGTATCTGTGTTGGCAATGGCGTTACGTGTAACAATGGCTGTGTTCGTAGATGTAGTATTTGCGGCACGCGAAACATACAACTTATTGCCATAAGACAAAAAGTTTGCACCCGTAAAGAATGTTTCTGCATTGTAATTGGTAGGTTTACCGAATCTTGCGGCTAAATATGCTTCAGAATCAACAAGAACGCGAGTGCCAACAGGACCCCAACGGAACACACCGGCAAGGGCACCTTCTGTTGTTGATACTGCAGGGACAACCGTTGTCAGGTCAATTTCCGATACATTTACGCCAGGACTAACTTGAAATGGCATGTTTATCTCCCCTCTGAGGTTTTATTTTTTATAAGAACAAATGTTTTATTCTATCTATTTATAATTCTGCGGTTTCAATGGGCCCACCCTTGGGACCCATGTTTTTCTAACATTCTATTGTCAAAATCATCATCACCAACAAACAACCAAGAGTCGTCACCCTTTCGAGCAGCAATCGTTAAGCTCTGAGCCATCTCACCTCTATTGACAATACCAAATGGAAGTAGACTCTCTTCCATACTGTCTTCGTTTTCTTGCTCAAGACGTTGTCGCAGATCAACGCTTGTTAATTCTTTTACATATGTTTGCTCCATTGCCCAAGCAAATAGAACACAACACATTACCAAGTCATCATGGCCTTCTTCGGCCTCATAACTGTCCCCGATATTTACAAAACGGAACAGCTCATATAATACACGCTCATCGTTAATTAAAAGTTTATCACTTTCAACCTGTGTTTTAAGACCCATACAGCCGATACGCTTAACAGCCTTTGTTGTTCTAACGCCTAAACGAGTTTGTTGACCAAACCCTGGTGAAATTACTTGGCCGCTTCTTCCGTTGTTGACTGTTGTAAGTACATTCTCATATTCAAGATCGTGTTGAAGAATGTTTGCAATCTGTTCGCCAATATCATTTGTCTCAACTAAAACGTAAGCGTTGTTATAATGTTTTGATAATTGATAAACAATGTTTGGATACAATAATGGTGAAATCATGTTGTTGCGATATGTTGCAACTATTCTATATGGTAATTCCGATACATCGAATACAACAAATGCAGAATAATCTCCCGCTACGCCACGTGCAGTATCAACAATTGTAACATACTGTCTTCCTCCGACCGGCTGTGTAAAAATCCGTGTGTCTGCATTACTCGCTTCAGGTTTAATAGATCTTAATAATCGAAGCTTTGTTGCACTAATCAGTGTATGAGATGAACCAATAAATTCACATTCAAATTCCACTCGGAACTGTTCTTCGGAAGTGTTACGGATTGTTTCCGCTTTCCACTTCTCATCACGTCCAGGTACTTGACTCCAGTGAACGTCAATTCTATGGTAATCATTCTTTGCTTCTTCACTATCGGTCCAGATCTTATAGAACATATTAAGACCGTTAGGTGTAGATGTAATCAATACCTTTGTAGTCTCACCAGAAGAAATTGTTGGGTAAACAGATGCGAAGAACGACTCTTGCATATTATTTTCAACGAAAGCGAATTCATCCAAATATACAAGGTTAAAAGATCCACCGCGAATTGCGCTTGATGAAGTAGCAGAAGCAAGAATCTTCGAGCCGTTCTCTAGCTCAATGTTACCCTTGTTCCATTCTTCAATACCTTGCTGGATCCATTTTGGTAAATGTTCGTATGCTAATTGAATACGTGATAAAATTTCACGTGCCTGAGCCATTTTATGCGCAAGAATAGCAACGTTGTAGTTGTCATGAAACAGAACATACCACAGCATAATACCAACCAGTGTCGTTGTCTTACCGCACTGACGAGGCATTTTACATATAACAAAACGCTCCTTAACGGAAAGCGCCACAATGTCTTTTTGATAATCATACAAGTTAAAATTGATAAGACCTTTATCAACGTTAACAATCTTAATGTATTTTTCTATAAAGTATTCTGGATCTCTCGAACACTTCATCCATTCCTGAACTTGATTGGGAGTCCATTCGTGCTTTACATTCGAACGCTTTAAGTTCTGATTACCAAGATACGCTTCACTTACTTTGCTCATTTTGCTTCTTTATCAACTGCTGTAGTTCAGCAGTGCTTCCCACAAACAAATTATTATTGACAGTAGTTGGCTTAGGACCAATCCCCGTCAGATCTGCTTTACGTTTTTGCAACTCAAGCAAGTCTTTATTTGCTGATGAGACTGAATCGAGCAACTTAGCAGCAACCTCATATGCTCTTGGATGCTGACTCATATTAGCAACATCTAAAATAGCAGAAAGTGCTTCTTGACCTTTTTCAATTGCCGCAATCATGTTGCCTCGAGCATACTCAAAGTCATCAGTCACCTGACCATTATTGTAGGCTTGTACTTGCGGCATTACCGTCAATGGAGCCATATCCATGCTATCAGCTATAATATCGTTACTCATAATTATGCACCTGGTTCAGTATATTGAACTATGTATCCAAATGTATCATCAGGGAATATCATGCTACTGCTTATGGATGCAATCGAGTTACCAGTCGGTGAACCATTGGCTAATAAACCAGGAGAAACTGTTACGTTTGAAAGTTGAGTATTAGACGACAGAGCATTAAATATTGAGCTGTTGGCAAACTTAATAATACCAGCATGATGTTGAGGACCGAACAAATATCCCTTGACAGTAAATGTTAGATCCCATTCAATCGTTCTACGTTCTTCAAAATTACCTTCGTAACTATCAGCCATTCTTACATCATTGAGAACAATAGGAATATCCATCCTTATATCCATCTCTGGAATCAGCTCAACTGTGGCTGTCCATTCTGGTGTGAAGTATGGAAGAATTTGCTCAACGATTCGGTTACCATCATCTGCGTTCTTAACAAGAATAGAAAGAGCAAACGTTATGTTATATGGAACAGGATTATAATTATAATAAAGTTTATTAGCGTTTTCAGAATCTTTCTTATAACGCTTGCCGATAGAATTCATTTTACGAGAACCATCATATCGTATATCTGAAATCTGAAATGATATAATTGGAAGAACAACTGAGGGTTTACGGTTCAAAGAAGGATCAGCTGTAAGACGAGCGAGCACCTTTTCTTTAGGACCATACGTAATGGGAACTTTTATTGTTTTTGTTTCGTTATGGACACTGTCAGGATGGTTAATATAGATGTCGTTAAATAAAGTACCGAACAGTGTAACGTATTTTTTAATTGTTCCGTGATAGAAGGTTGAACCAAACATCAGTACACTCCTTCGCTAAAAGGATTGAGATCGGAGAAGTTGATAATATCACTTCCACCTAATTGTAATTCATCATTTGTTGCAATCTCATCGTTTTCGTTGATATCATAACTTTCGAGTAAAATATCATAACCATCTTCATCGGTTATATTTAAACCTGATTCTGTCATAATATTAAAAATATCCATAGCAACACTGTAACTAGTCATTAAGTTATCGACGTCGGCTATTCCGGTATTGAAGTATTCATTGTTGTATTCAAACAACTCGCACTTGAGGTCCCACATTTGCAATGAACCTAGCTGATAGAAAATAGCTTCGTGTTCAACAAACTTGATTTCAAATATCTTCTTATTAAGTGGAAGATATACCAAGTCACCTTCACGGGGTCTTTCAAGATATTCAAGCGCACCAACCTCGTTTGCAAATGTTCTACGGGCAATAGAAAATGTTACTTGATCGCGAATCTGAATGTTAAACTTAGATAAGAAGTCACCCTCACCAGCAAATCCTTCAATGTTCTTTATAAACATCTCAACAGGGACAGCGTGGATGTATTCACGTAACGGATCCTCTCCGTAAATCTTATCAATCAGAATAGGATTACGGGGAATAAAGTACATATCGAGTCCGTATATTTTAATGGACTCGATAATTAAATCTTCAATCAGTGTTTGCTCGCCACTATTTGAGAAGTTATTGAAGAAGAAATTGGTTGCCAAAAGTGGTACTCCTAGCCAATCATGTCAGAAACTGGCAACGAGTAGTTCAAGATCATATCTTTTTCCATTGCCTCAATCTCTGCTTGAGCATCGTTGTAGATCTTTTCGCCATTAAACTGAACGCCACCGGGCAGCTGCATCCCAGTAAACTTTGTTAGGTTGGAGCCCCATTGGTATTTAATCTTGGCGGTTGCATAGTTAGCTAACCAACGGTCGCCCCATGCATCTGTAAATGTATCAGGATCAACAACCTCATATGCTTCAACAAGCAAATAGTCGCCAGCTGTATAGTTATCCCATTTTGTATCAACATACAAACGGTTCTTGTGTCTGTTGTAACGAATCGGTTGCTGGCCAACTAAGAATTCAGAGATTAATGCCAGGTGTTGCATTGCCATGTAATATGGAATCATCGAATATGCTGTCAATGTATACAGATCGTTTAATGCAATCTGATAGCGGATGTTAAACATATCATCTGAACGAATCGATGGATCACCAATCGGAAACACACGAACCGCGCCGATAATATTATCAGGCAGCGTAATGTATTTGTTTACCTTGTCTTGATCGGTAATAGCATGCTTATAGTAAATCTTATCGGTACCATCAAAATGGTAATCCCAATAATACTTTAAAGACTCATCAATACGGTCATCAACCTGATCATCATCTACGTTAATTTCAATGACGGGTTTACCGAGCTTGCGTAAGCAATATTCTTTAAAAGATGCTCTGTCTGTTGGTACGGCCATAAATTTCTCCCTATGGCCTATTTATCAATTCGTTATTCGGCAGGTGGTGCAGACGGTGTTAGCTGTGCCTGTGCTTGCTGCTGAATACTCACAAACACGTTATAGTGTGTTGCAATTTTCTGATCAGCCAATGCTTGCAGTACGCTGTTAACTTCTGCTGCTGTCAATTCAATTTTTACTTTTTGTTCCATATTTTACTCCAAGGGTTTAATAATTGCTTATATTTATGACGGCCGACTTGGCCATCTCTGTGAATCAATTAACTCAATAATTGTTGAAACTGCATTTGCTGTTTCGATCTCGCTAACGATTCGTTTGGATTCAGCAAATGCTGCAGCCCGAAAATTAATAATATCCTGTGGGATATCAACATTACGTTCAACTTTACGTATAATATACCAATCAGTATTTGATACCAGATTGCTTGTTGAAATTTTAATATAATTTATCCATTGCGTTTTAACTTCATCAAGATCCTTTTGTTGACCAGGTGAGTTGTAAAACCTCATATCAAACGATTCTGTAGGATCTGGTACTTCCGTAATTCCGATTGCTTGTTTTTCTTCTAACGAAGTTAACCTCAACCAATTTGATGGATATTGTATACCTTCGTGCTCGAAAGGTGTGTCGAGTGGTAATATATTTTCTTTTAGTATAAACATTAGGTTAAATATTCTCCAAATACTCCCGCGGCCGCTAAACTTGCCCTTGCACTGGCTTGCGCAAAGGCGGTGTATATATACGTGCCACCCGCATTGTAATATTGTGTTGTACCTACTAATCCAAAACCTGTAGGTGCAGTCTGTGTGTAATCAATAATGTTAAAGCCATTACCAATTGGAAATGTCATACCAATACCGGTATTGTAGTATGTCAGATCTCCCAATCCGGCATCGAGGAGAGGAATAGTGAGTATCCAAGGGTTGCCGGGTGCAGATGTACTCAAGTTACGCGTAAACATTGGACCAGGTACAAACCCTGTATGAACAAGCTGTCTTGTTCCACCAGACCACGAACCCGACCTCACGTTTCCTGGAACCTCTGCCCAGATATAAGCAATATATGTTCCTCCACTGGCATTTACATCGGCGTTAGTACCCACAGAAAATACCGAAGAAGTTGGAGCCGTGCCATTCCAATATGTATTGTTAAGAGTTACGAGACCTATAGTGTTTAATAAGCTGTAATATGATGAACTTATCTGATACCTATGCCATACTGGCCAGTTCCCTGTAGTGTCTGTTCGTTTAATAATAATCATTGTAGGTTGTACACCAAGGGAATGGTTTATGGTTTGCGCAACACCGGTTCCACTATATTGAACTATGTCAAATCCATTTGCAGCACCTTTTTTCCATGCAAAGGCAGCACATAAAATGCCTGATGGATTAGTCCTAGTACTAGATCCTACGCTAAAACCATTAGCAGTTAACGATGCAGTAGTAGAATCGGTGACATTACCAGCTGTCAGATTTCCATCTAGTATAACCGTATCGCCGCGAGTACTATCAAAAAAACAGTAGGTTCCATTCGCTGCTTTTGTAGATACTACTATAAGATCAGGCGCGAACCCTAAATCTACAGTCTGGGATGTTCCATTACCATTATAAGATATGCACGCGTTGTACAATGCTGTATTTTTAGCAAATTCAGGTACATTATATGTATTTAATGTTTTGTATTCTGATGGTGTTGTATATGTAAACGGTATCTGACCGCAATTTAATGTAGCTGTTGTCGAGGCTGATGTATTTGCACTAATGAAATAAGAGCGCTGCATAGATGTTAATGTTAAAGACGCGCTCGGTGTAACGGTTACCCATGTTGTTCCATCAGATGTATATCGATATCCATCGGTTGCCGTCATATCTAAACTAAACCCATATGTATTACCAGAAGGGATTGCAACGTTGTTAGCTACCTGTACCATATCGTACATTATGCTTGTGTTTGTCTGGCCACCAGTCGAGGTAATCTCCCAATACCACTTACCGTTAATCATGCCCTTATCGCTTCTTCCAACTGATGAAGCTGCTAAATCCATATTATTATTTGCTGTGGATCCAGCTTTTCCTACAAACGCCCATGTATTATCCCATTCAGCATAATTTGCCAATGTACTGCTACTGGTCACAGGTACATCTTTGGAGACTGAATATCCTAATCCAGGTGTTAGCGATATTCCTGAAAATGTAAAATGATTTATGTTACCACTATAATCATACCCCAATGTTGTAGCATTTGTCGCATCTCTAAAATCTAAGTGGAATCCATTAGTACCATATGTTCCGGTATATAAAATTGGTGCCCACCGTCCTGTATCTGAACTAATTGCAGCAAAGGAAGAAGGGGTTAGAGCTTGGCCATCTATTAAATGAATATAAGCCATTAAACATTCGGGACTTTCACCAGCGACTGCTGTTGTACCAAATTGAGTATATAACGTGGCGGCATTGACACCTGTATCATAGTTTTGTGGGACTGCTGCCGGTACTGACGTTGATTGTTGATGATTGTTGATCCAACATTTAATTCTATTATTTGTTACAGATTGTGTAGTATCTACCGCTAATACAATGTGATACCATGCTGTTTGATCTCCTAAATAATCAGTAGTAAAAGAATGAAGATACGGCGTTGAGCCTGAAAACCAAGACAACTTTCCAGTTACAATCCTAAAAGCTTCACCCCCCGTTTGCTGTGTTGTAAGTAGTCTAAAATTAGATGAAGATGAACTGTCCCCGCGCTTAATCCACATACTGACTGTATATGTTTTTCTATTACCGGTAATAGAAGGTGTACGGTTAAAATATGCGCCACTAGTAACTCGTACAGAGTTTTTTATTAAAGGGCCGGTTACACTACCATTGCCACCCATCACACCAAATGTCATTATGCAACTCCCAAAGATCTACCTTGTTCGTAAAGGTTTGTACCGTCAGATCTAAAAACAAAATAATCACGAGCACTAGCTGCAATTGATAAAACAGGTGCAGTAGCATTCGTCCACTTAAATACTGAGTTCCATGCCAATGTGCGCGAACCAGTAGCATCTTGGATAACTTCTAACGAATAGAATGCACCAGATGTTAAACCAGTAGGAGCGGCAACAGTTCTGTTACCAGCGATTGTTACCGTTGCAACCTGTGCACTCGTTGCAGCCCAGCTAATTGTTGCACCGTCTGTCAAACTAACCGGTGTTGTATATGCAGTGCCAGTATACGATATACCACTGTTGACATACAACGCTGTTGTGTTTGATAACATTACTTGAGTAGTGTTAGCATACCATTTAAAACCGTTATCTGTGTTTGCTACGGAAAACCACATATGGTTTGTTTCTACACCAATAGCATAATCGACCTGTGTTGCTGATATACCAGGCCATAACAATAGCTTAGTACCATTACTGCGTGTTGTAACGGTGGGAGCAGTAACTCCGCTCGTGTTCCATGCAATATAGTTAGATGTAGTGTTAGTAAACTGGATCGAGTTGGCACCAGCTGTATACGATACACTACTTCTTAAAGTTGTGTTGGCAGTGATACCTTCATGCATCACCAAGTAACGAACGCTGTTGTTACCAACATATAGGTTACCTTGAGCAGCAGTCCATGCTGTGTTACCCGATGTTGTTGAACCAGTACTTGAACCAACTCCAGTACCTGGGTTGAGGTACATATTACCAGACGATTCAAGTGCCAATACGTCTTCGTTAATAGCTGTTGCTCCGTTATCGTTTTGCACGCCAATAACAAGTGCACTATTTTCACTACCGCCAGTTGCCACATAGCCACCAGTCAAGTTGTCATAATACCAAATATATCCAAAGTCACTACCAGCGTTTTGAAGACTGCTAAACGAAATACCGATCTGACGTGCAGCACCGACACGCATATCAATAGCACCTGCATATGGGTTCGGTATAGCAGGGCTTGATGTTGTGATTGTTAACGCGTTGTTAGATCCATATGGTTGCAAACCAAGAGTACCGGTACCTGAATGTAATGCAGTGTTACCAATAGTAATAGTGTTAGCCACATACAGGTTATTACCAACATATACCGCATTACTCTGAAGGAGGAGTTGGTTATTCCCCACCCTCAGGCCGTCTTGATCCAAATAGAGACTTTGTAGTGGCATTGGATTTCCAGATTAAGCTTGAGCTTCCGTCCAAGCAATACGAGCGGTTGCGTTTCTCGCCGCTCCTTCCAGGTTAGTCACAACAACCGTAAGAACGTCAGGACCATCAGGATATGATTGCCCAGAGCTATTGGCAAAGTTGTTTGTACCACCGCCAATAACTGAGTTACCCAAATCGCGGATTAATGTAATATCTTGGGCGGTAGTCGAATAGGAACCACCGCCTGAACCATCAGTATAAAACGCGTAGATAACTTCACCACCAGTTACCGTTGTAGTTGCAGGATGGATAACAATCTGACCCAAACTTGATGGGTTGTTAGTTGGTTGACCAAATGAGTTTGTAGCACCACCCAAAACAGCATTTAAGTACAACTGAACTAAAAAGTTACCATCAGAGCGAACACCAACAGAACGAAGCGTCAGTTGCATGCGGTTAACAATTTCACGCAGCCCTAATGTTGAAGTAATACCGTTATCAACAGAAGGTGCAATACGCAAACTCATTAATGCATTAGTATTGGCAGTACCTACGGAAATAGGAGACGTCATGCCTGTTGTAAATACAAACGATTTATCATCGTCAAATCCACCATCCATAACAACCGATGAACCCCAATGACTAATCAATGGTGAGAATTGTGGTGTATGACCATATACGGCAATCGGTGCTGTTGCACTAAACGTATGAGTAGGGTTGACAGCACCCATTGCTAATACGGTAATTGTCACAGTACCGGAAGCAGTCGCTGCTTGTGATAATACAGCAGAGACACCCGTTGCTACAGAAATAATAAATGTACCATCAGGAATACCAGGACCAAGAACAAACATACCAGGCTGTACCGCAGCAGTTGTTAAGGAGGCACCGGTAATTGTAACGCTACCAGAAGTTGTTACAACAGTGGCTGGTGAGCTTGTAGTGATACCGCGTGTCAGACCTGTAAATGTTGTTGCTGTTTTACCGGTATAGTTAGCATACTCATACGCTGTACCAGCCGGGTTCTGAATCATAATCGTTCCACTTGGTGGAAACAATGAAGTATCAGCAACTGTTGCTGTAGTACCTGAAGCTGCCAAAGTAGCTGTTAAAGAAGTATATACACCGATCGTATTTGTTTCATAACGTGCTGGCAAGTTACCAGAACGCATATATGCTTCTGTCTGAACGTTGTTATTTGTAAATCTGTGAACGTAAATAATCTCGCCCTTGATATCGCGGAAGCCAAATCGAATAGCACCAGCACCATACCACGAGTAGTCCATATATAGCATCTGCGATTTAGTCAAATCTATAGTGTATCCTGATGGACCAGTGCCGTTGACAGGATCAATGTTAAATGTTGTTTGAACGATACGGGTATCAACCGTTCTACTAATAACTACACCTGACACAGACGCACCGCGATACTCTGGCAATATAGTCAATGCAGTATCCGAAGTGATAGTGGAGACTCTATATGTCAGCCCTCGAATAACAATGAAATCGCCAGGAACTAATTGTTTAGAAAAGTAAGTGTTTGTACCTGTAACCGTACTGCTGTTTTGCGTAACCGCAACTGTACCGGAAATTTGCTGTGTTGAACTTCTGCGACATGCATACAAGTTTTGACCGTCGAATTCGTAGAAAAATCCGTTCTGCGAATCAAACATACCACATCTAATGATAGAGTTATACCAGCTGTTAACAACAACATATGGTACACCGGCTGTGATTGTACCTGTATATGATGTGCTTGTGTATGTAAATCTATATTGATCCAGCACAGATGTAACGGTAAACGTACCGTTGAATGATGTTGGAGTACAGCCAGATACAGTAACAGACAAACCAACAATGAATGTGTGTGGAATTTTTGTTGTTACGGTAACAGTTGTTGTTGAACTAGAAATTTGCTCAACGTTAAAGCCAGGCTTGAGAATGGCGTTGGTTGACATTTGAATACCCTTACCAGATTGGTAACGGAAATATCTACGTGTCTGTCTAAACGCTTGTAAGCCTTGGAAATTCGATCCAGTATTATACTGAACACCACCGTCAAACGGTCTATGGTAGAACACACCCTCTGGACGTGTAATAACAGTACCGACAGTCAACGCACCTTGTGAGGGAAAGTATGATTGAACAGTAAATGTTGTTGGAGAGTTTACGTTGGTAACAATCCATGTGCCATTTGGTGGCGTACTAGTAGCAGCAGTCCAACCTCTGAAAATTACGTTATTACCAATATGCAAGCCATGTGGGTTTGTCGTGGTAACTGTAATACCAGTACCAACAGTATATGTCAAACCGGTAGGCGTACCAGCTGTTGTAACCAGCGCGCGGCCATTAAGTGTTTGTAATGTAAAGGTTGTCGTACCGTTTGTGGCGCTGATTTTATATTGTGTAGGATTCGAGTATGCTGGGCTGACAAAGCTACCTGTACCACCAAATATACCCGAAATGGTAACTATATCACCAACTTTTAAAACAGGAGATGCAGCAGTACATGAAAAAGCGCCGGCGGCATCAGTGATAGCAACAGTGGATAAGTTTTGTGTCGTTGATGCAGTTGCTGATGTTGTTGGGATAGCTGCACCCGTATATGTGTTACCGTTAAACACAAGCGTTATACCAAGAGTAAAGATATTAGTATACGATGTTGCTGGTTGTCTCATCAAATATGTAAACGCTGGCGTTGTTGTATATGTCAAACCAGTCGGTGTACCAGCAGTTGTTGTAAGAGCGGCACCAGCGGTTGTCGTCAACGAGAAGTTTGTTGTACCATTTGTTACACCGATTCTATAAACAGTACCACTCGCATAACTAGTAATAGAACCAGTACCACCTAAAGTACCAGTAATAGTAACAAGCTGTCCTGGGACTAGAGTAGTGCTCGTGCATGTGAAGTTGCCAAACGTATCAGCAATTGTCACACCAGCCAAACTAGTTACCGTTGATGTAGCGTCAACACTATAGAAACCATCAGCAGGTGCATATGATGTATTTGTAATTTGAATAAGAGAGCCAACAGCTGGTGGCTGTGCCGTATTAACAGTTACAGCTCTCATACCAGTTGCAATGTTGATTGCTGTAGGAGCAGTTGTACCGGCACCAACACCATATGGCAAGTTAGGCAAAAAGTAACCAGACGCACGATTATTAACCAGCTGAATGTTCTCCCATTTTGTAGGCTGTAGACCATATTCAAAGTCAGTATCAATCAATGACTGTGGCATAGAGACACGCAACTTACCAACGGGATCCATCAACGTTTCTGATGGTGACATTAACTCGTTCGACTCGTCGATCATGATCTGCAATTTATCACCAGAGCTCATCGATGTGGTGTTGTAAGACAATACAATCGTTGTCGTACCCTGACCACCCGAAGCACCAGTATAGGTCGCTGTTGGTGTATATGATGTTGCAGTCAGACGAGAGTCTGAGAAGTTAAAGATAGGAACACCAGTAGTGACGTTCGTAATAAGAATCATTCTTTCACGGGGGATGTAACGGTTAATTACAATTGTTCTTGTTGACGGTGTGAACGTATAGTTCGTTTCATATAGGACGCGACGTGCCATTTGGTTTCTCCATTAATAATCGTGATAGGCTATAGTAAGCGGGCTGAAGGGGTAGGATCTTGAAGCAGCATATGTCTGAGAATAGTTCAGTAACCTACCATCAAAATCCATGTTTGGCTGAGGTGCATTTGCAAACACAATATAACCATTTGCAGCCAACTGATAACCCTTTGTAAAGCTCGTGCTACTAGTAACCGGCATATAAACATTATCTGTGTTATTTATAAAAGGAGAAATAATCATTCCTCCAATGCTAACCATCATCTGTTCTGGACCAACAGGTGTGATTGTGAAGTTGTCAACAGACAATCTGAATGCTGTTGTGAATCCATCAAATGCAGCTGATATATCATCGAGCACTTGAATGTTAGTTGCATCGCCACCGTTGATGTACAACTGCGCAACGTTTGCTGTACCGATCGTTACACCTTTGGCATCCTGGAATGCCATTGAGCCTAAGTCGGCGTTGGTTGGTACCTGATACGGTTCCGTACCGGTTAATCTGAAAGCCATTTGTTATGTCTCCGTAAGAGCTATTAGTTCGTTATTGCTTAGTGATTTCTGAAAGTACAAGAATTTCTTCATATTGCCGCAAAGGGTTGTTGTTGGAACACCACCTGCATATTGATATCCGAGTGTGATTACATCAACGTAATTACCGTTATATGTCGTTGTAGATGTGGCTAATAACGAACTGTTACCGTTAACTACAAACGCATCGCCTGATATTGAATTCATGGCAAATGCAAATTTTATTGGTGTATTTGCTGTCATGGTGGCGCCAGGATAATTGTACCCCGTGTTTGCAGGCCCACCATTAAGTATATTACCCGATGCAGCAAATCCTGACGTTGTATTTGCCATACCACGACTAGAATAGCTGAAATCGTATTGTGGAAGTCCTATAACAGTAACAGCATACCCGTTATATACGAACGCATTGATCGAACTAAGTGGAACAGTGAACCGCCAAGTTAATCCCATTATACCTCTGTTACCTGTACCATAGTTTGGATTAGGGTTCTGTGCATACTGCGCATTAACAGAATTAGCAGTTGTAGAGTTTGCTGTCCACTTTGGAACGACTTCTGCGTACATTGTAAAATTAGTAGGGTTAGGTGTAGCTGACACAGCAGAAAACGGAACATAATTAATGTCTTCGTTTCTTTGAGCGCTTCCCACATTAGTTGTTGGAATCCATGTACTCAGATATTCACCAAATTCCATCTGCCAACAATCAGTATATGCATATGCACCAATTGGCGACATTCTAAACACAGGGGTGCAAGAACCAGTGTTCGCTGCTACAAATGTTGTTGCTGATAATCTTTGCCATTTGTCTCTAATGCTAAGATTGGCCACCGATAAGTTGGTTCCTGTAAACGTCATCGTTGATGATTCAACAGACATATAACAATTAGTTATAACACTATTGGACGGTATATAGACATATACACCAAATGAAATTGACGAATTAACATTTGCGCCACTGGCTAGCGCCCCAGAAAAATAACCACTGTTGTTATCACTTCCGCCACTACCGTCATATACATGCTTTGCCGAAGCTTTGTTTGGACCAATCCACACATCATTGCTTACGGTAACAACGGTACTTGGTGTACCGGCGCTTGCCATATTTCTAGGAATAGTACCAATTGGTCCTTCGATATCCGAGTATCCTACTAGGTTTACTCTTTGATCTTCGCATACCAGCCCCATGCATTGTCCAGTTGCTAGGTCGAATTCAACTCTTGGTGTATTGGCACCGACTGCTTGAATCTTCAAAGACGAATTAACAAACGATGCGTTACTTGTACGAATTGTCTTTACACGGCTATCAATCATCCCTTTTGTAAAATCCAAGCAAAGATCAGGCGTAGTCAGAACATCTGTCTTGTTGGACATATATGCATTAGACGTCATCATTCCCACAACGTTTGCTGTTGTGCCAACCTGAATGCCAGCGTTTATGCGAAAGTTACGATTGGTTGCCATTATGAGTTAGATATTGTGTTTATAATTTCTGTGTTTGAGAATACACGGCGATATATTGCAAGCGATCCCAGGTAGCCGTTCATGTTTCCACCACTTATTGGATTTCCTGCAATAAAAAACCTAGTCATCTTATCGGTCAATGGTCGCGAATTAACTAACGATTGGGTAGTAATACTCGATTGAACTGAGGAGTTACCACCAGCAAATAATGTGTAAGTATTCGAGCATATTACACTAACAGCTGTATAATATGCAGCATTACTCATATACTGGTTTGGGGCGCCTGTAGGAACGGTTACGTTAAATCCATTGTAATTATAAGTAACGTTTATACTACCGGTTGCGACAGACGTATATTGGATATAATATGTGTCTGTATATGGTGTTATGTCGTTTGTCAATCTTCTCAACCATGCGTAATCCATTACACCATTTGCTGTTGATGGTGATTGTAACCCCCACACAATATTGTATCTAGTATCAGAGGTTAAAGCAGCATTGCCACTATATGCAAGCGAAGCGGTTTTACATACAATTGTCATTGCATCCGACGAAATAATATCAGACGTATTATCGGTATACATATATTCAACGTTACGAGTAACAACACCTGTAGTCGTAGGAATAACAGTTGTTGGAAAGTTACTGTTTTCCAACTGAGCACCCCATAAATATATTCCCGATCCGTTAGCACCAATTGTGGCCGGCGTCACATTTGTGTTGCCTTCAAACCTATGCTTATGTTGTATAAAACCAGGTGAGGCTGCTGTATATCTAAAAGTAAAATATAGTCTTTTCCAACCATTGCTATAATTTTGTATTGCTGGTGCAGCAACAAAATAGACATTTCCTGAAACACCTCCAATAATAGCATTATTTCCTGGGTACCAACGAACTTGTAAGTTTTCATTGCCCTCAACACCGTTATAGTGGCCAAGATAAAAAACAAACTCCTGGGATGCAGTATTAGCTTTTACAAAAATGGATTGTGTATAAGATATGTTATTAGCAATTGATAATGAATTAGGTGGATAAAATGTATCGTTGTTATCGATAGTAGTCGTTCTATACATGAACGCAGCAGTATTTGATCCGTCTGGTGCAATACCACCCTGCGTAATTGTATAGTTCAAAAACGCAACACCACTTCCGACGCTATTATAAGCGCCCCATAGTCCAGGTGTTGGTGTGGAAGGATAAAAATAGTTTGTTCTTGCCTCTTCCATTAACAACCCCATACACGCACCAGTTGTTGGATGGTAATCAAAACGAGGAACGTTAACGTTTGCATATGCGATCACACCGTTGGCTGCAACGTATGTAGCAGTTGATGCTCTGGTAAACGTGAATCTAGGATCAATTGTTTGGCTTGCTTTAAAGTTTTGCGAGAATGACGGCAACGTAGTAGAACGCTGCGTGTTGCTAAACATATCCACCGATGTTGTGTTACCAACAACGTTTGCTGTTTCCGTTACCGTTAAGCCGGCCGGTGTTATAAAGTCGTGTTCTGTAGCCATTATAAAGTAATTCCGTAAAGATCGGTATTAGACAAAGCAACTGGCCAGTATCGAATAGATTTAATATGGCCGTTCAACCAGTTAGAGCGTGAGCGGCCAATGTCCATTCTTCCTACGGTAGAAATTGTATTACCAACGGGCACAGCTCCATATATTGTTGTGTTCGTATTTGCAATAAAAGTATATGAAGTATTGCTATATGTAAACGCTGTCTTTACAAATACACCGCTTGTAATACCGGTAGGTGTATAAATTGAAATTGTAGTAGATGTATTATTAAATGCTTCGCCTTCAATATTTTTTGTATTGGCAGCATCAACATAGAACATATGGCTAGCAACGTTGCCGCCGGCCAAATCAGCCAGCCAAACAACCATTGGTCCAGGATATCCATAGTAAGCTGCTGCTGCCGCACTATTGGCAGTAGGCCCCGTCAAAAGAACATTCCACTCGACCTTAAAAGTACCCTGTGCAGGATTATACCAACTACTAAAATCTTTTCTTGTTGCACTAATGTCTGTAATATATGCGGTATCAAAAGCGCGTGTAACTGCGGCCGCACCTGTTGGAATATATGTTGATGGTTTATTTTTCTGTTCGACCTGAGCACCCCAAACATAGTAGCCCGTATTCAAAGTATATACGCTTGCTTGATTTCCCAAATCTATTTTCCACTGTGGAAATGGGCGCGTAGGACCCGATGTAAAAACAATTGTGTATCCTAAGCGAACCCAGTTGTTTGCATATGGAGTTATAGTAGGATTTACTAAGATTGCAACGTTAGAAGAATTTAAACCTGTGGTAATTGTATTTGTGGAAAAATTATAGAATACGTTGAGTGCTGTAATATTATCAATACTATCATATGTTGATAACAACATTTCATTCATGTTATTATTCTTTAAAAATACAGAAAATGAATATGGAGTGTTATTTGCTAATGAAGGAATATATTGTAAAGTATTTTTAAAATCAACACCACCCAAAGAATTATAAATGTACGAAGCTGTAACGGTACCGTCAGGTGCAGTGGCAGCATTTAAGTTGACTGTTACGCTACCAGATATACCTGACTGTAAAAGCCAGCCAGACGTATTGCCAACCTGTGAAGAATTAATTACAATATTGGTAGTTCCTTCTTCGATTAACAACCCTTGACACACACCGTTAGAGTCGTAATTAAATCTTGGCTGATTACTGTTGGCATATGCAATTAATCCATTGGCAGCAACAAAGCTAGCAGTCGATGGTCTAGTGAATATAATTCTGGAATCGAGCTGCTGAGTTTTAGCAAAGTCAAAGACAACAGACGGCGTTACAGAGGGACTACCAACACTCTGTGTATAGTCATTAGCGGTTAATACCGTTCCTACGCTCGCATCGGTGCTTACTTCCAAGCCATTATTGACCTGAAAGTCTTTTACTGTTGCCATTTAACTTCACTTTCCATTAAAGGCGGGTTGAATTTTCAATTAGACTGAGACCTGCGTAATGACACCCTTGATAGTTGTAACAGCGTTAACAGGTGTTACTAACAATCTAATATTACCAGTATTTATATCCGCATCAAACGTGGCAAGAGAGGATCCGGAATATACTTGGCCATACTCTGTTTTGTATACGTTGGTACCATCATGTATCAGCGTGATCTCTGTACCTTGATATGCTGAACCCGAAGTTACCTGGATTAAATATTTAACCATTCTCCAAGTCGCCGAATCTGTTGAATGGAAAACTTGGTTAGCTGTTGTCGCCGACGTAACTAGAGACGTAGCGTTGAGTGATGACTGTCCACCGTTTACTGTAATGGACGATCCAAACGCAACAGGTAAGTTGAGTGCAATGTTGGTATTGTTAGATGTAATCGTTGCCGATGTACCGTTCGAAACATATAATGAACCAACAATTGATAGCTTGTCCGCCGGCGTCGTATTTGAAACACCGATGTTGCCGTTAGCTGCAATATCAATACCGCGGCCCAATGTATCGGTACCGCTAGCGTATATCTTAATACCAGATCCAAGATCGCTGGCGTTACCAGCAACCATGTTAAAGTATAGGTCTGATGGTGCTGTATTAGATGTATAGCTATAAAATAGCGATGTACGTGGAAATAATCCTACAGCAGTGGAGTTAACAATACCGTCAGGAGCATCTAAGTGTAAGCCGTTCCAAAAAGGTGATACGGCTACTGTTGTTGCTCCGCCCAAATTGGTAATATCAAAACGTGTAGCGACAGTTGTGTTACCAGCAGGTTTATTAATTGTCGGTGTTGTGTTATTGGTAAAGTTAAGATATCCGTTACTTACAACAACGTTGCTGTTATATATAGTCACTACACCGTTAACAGTTGCACTACCAACAACGTTTAATGACGAGCTAATGTTAGCAGATCCGGTAATAGTCGTATTACCCAATGCAGCTGTATTATTAATAGTCAATGCACCGTTAACTGTTGCTGCTCCAACCACGTTCAGCGTTGTACTAACGTTAGCAGATCCAGTAACAGTTGTATTACCAACAGCCGCTGTGTTGTTAATAGTCAATGCACCGTTAACTGTTGCTGCTCCAACTACGTTCAACGAGCTAGTTACGTTTGCTGTTGTTGTGCTTGTTAAACCTGTAACGGTTAGGTTACCTGTTGCTGCTGTGTTGTTAACTGTTAATGCGCCGTTAACTGTTGCTGCACCGACGACATTTAACGAGCTGGTTACGTTTGCGGTTGTAGTGCTTGTCAACCCCGTTACTGTCAGGTTACCTGTTGCCGCTGTGTTATTAATAGTCAGTGCACCATTAACTGTTGCTGCTCCAACTACGTTTAACGAGCTAGTTACGTTTGCGGTCGTGGTGCTTGTTAGGCCTGTAACAGTTGTATTACCCAATGCAGCTGTATTATTGATAGTCAATGCGCCGTTAACAGTAGCAGCACCAACGACGTTCAACGAGCTAGTTACATTAGCCGTTGTTGTACTTGTTAAGCCTGTTACAGTCAAATTGCCTGTAGCCGCCGTATTGTTAACAACAAATGCACCATTAACTGTTGC